GGTATCCAGTTTAACTCGTTCCCATTCACCGTCACATTCTAAATGAGCTAAAGATAACTTGGTGTAGTTATGAGTCAGGAACCATTTTTCATCGTTGTCTTCGCAAATTTTCTGGATAGTTTCCATTGTGAGTTGTGAGATGGGAATATTCGGGGAAGTGACTTGACTTAAGTGGTTAAAGAACACAAACGATCATATTCAAATGGATCTTTCAAGTCTGTCTAAAATGGATTTTTCCAAGATTCCCAAAAACCTGTTAGGTATACTCCAAGATAAAGAACTCTCAATGGCCCAGAAAATGGTGGCATTTAACATGTTCATACCAAATTTACCAGCTAGTCCAGAACACGACCAGGCATACGACGACAACCTAGAGGTTGGTCGCAAGATTAAACGTCTTGTGGATGAGGGGAAGATTCGTATAGGTGGATTCGGTAAAAATTTCAAACTTGAGGTGATTACCAATTAGGTATGTGCCTTTCTAAATTTTCTTCGACATCAAATTGAGCAGGGTCAACCTTGGTCTTGGTGGTGGGTTTGATTTTCTTAGACTTACTCGAGGTAGGGGACTTGAAACCGCGCGCTGTATTAACTTCTGTGTCATATTGTGCTGGATCTTTGAATGCACGGGTGGGTCGCGCGAGGCGTCTATTAGACCTCATTCTTTTTTGAAGAAACTTGGTGGGCGTCTTTTGAATGTGAATAGGTGAAGCAAGAGAAGCCATTTTTATAATCAAAGATTTTCATCTTTAAACACCTAAGTGTGGGTGCGACCTCCAACTTTCCATTATACAAAACAAACAATGTCTTCCAACATGAACTCCCGATCCATCACCGACTACATCCTCAAGCTCGAGAAGGAGAACTTCGATCTCAAGAAGGATCTCCTTGAATCTGAAATTCAAAGGGTCTCCACCACTCTCAATGAAGCTGATGAGTCTCGAACCAAGATTGAGCAGCTCAAGAAGCTTTTTAAGGAGGCCAACGAAGAGAAGGTCAATGCCCTCAACGAGCTTAATGATCTCAAGTATAAGAACCGTTCTTTTACCGAAACGACTGCTCGCGTTTTACAAAAGTCTGTGAACCAGGGTCTCGTTGATCGTCTTCTCGAACTTGGTGAGATGACTTCTGATATCCATAAGACAATGACTTACCAAAAGGCTGCAGATACTATTGGCAACCTCTCCTACGAGGTCAAATCTGGTGAGAGCTTGCTCGACATTTCAGGTATTGGTAAGGGTATTGCTGCCAAGGTTAACGAATACCTCGAAGAACAAGACTCAGACTACGAAGAGTCTGAATGCTCAGAGTCTGAGTCTATCGCATCAAATGGTGACGAGTCTGACGACGAAGACGTAAACAACTTTTCCGAAGATGATTGCTCTGAGGATGGGTATTCAACTGACAGTACTTACTTCACAAGTTTCAATGCAGATCTTGCTGATATGCTTCACAATCTCGCGGATAAGACTGATGATAAGTTCAAGTGTAAGGCTTACCGCCGTGCAGCCAATTCGGTTTACGAACTTCCTTACAAGATTGTCAGTGGTAAGATAATTTCCCAAGGTCTTAACAAGGTACCAGGTATTGGAAAGTCTATCGGTAAGAAGATTGATGAATACCTCAAAAAGCCCACCTCAACCAACGAAGAGATTGCTGAAATGCTCTACTGTCTCGCTGATGACTCTTATGATGACAAGTTCAAACACAATGCTTATGTTCGTGCGGCATACGAGATCAAGAAACTTCCCTTTGAAGTGACGAGTGGTGAAGAACTTTCGAAAGGTCCCAACAAAGTCCTGGGTGTTGGTAAGTCTATCGCCAATAAAATCGACCAATTCCTCCAGACTGGGAAAGTTAACTAAATCCATATGGGTTTTTTCGTGATACGTGAGAGTAGATACCCATCCCTTTTAATAAATACCAATAATTTTCTCTGTAATAAATAAACAATGACTCTAGTACTCGTATCCGTAGACAAGGCGGGTGATCTCAAGCTTGGTGCGCGCAAGTGCCGTCTCTACAAGAAGGATGAGGTGGTGAAGGTTGCTAAGAAGTATGGCATCAACACAGAGAAGAAGACTGTCCAGCAGCTCTGTGGTTCCATCAAGGGTAAGGCTAAAAACAGTATGAACAATGTCCCCCTCGCCAAGTTGTATCCCGAGGCTGCCAAGAAGCGCGCTGCCGCTAAGAAGCGCGCCGAGAAGAAGGCTCTCGACAGGAAGACTGCTGTCAACTTTATCAAGGCCATGACCACTCGTATCACGACCCCCACAATGAAGGTTGTTCGGGCGGTTTCCCCCGTGCGTATTCCTAAACCTACCAAGAAGGCGATGCCCCTCACCAAGCAGGAGGCTGTCAAGCGTATCAGGGCGATGAAGGGTCTCTCTGGGGATGCCAAGGTGAAGCTTGTGAACCGTCTGAATGCGGGAACCATGTCCCCTCGCCGCGTTGTTAAGGTTGCTCGTGAGCTTTCCAGGTTGAACGTCGCAGCGTATCGTATTTAATTATCGTCGTCACTAAGGTCATTATAGATCTTCTCTTCAGTGTCATAGAAGGCTTCACTGTCTCCAATCATCATTTCCCTCACAGTTTCATAGAGGATTGTCGAGAGTGCAATTTTGTAGGCGAGAAATCCCACAAATGTAGCTCCATAATCAAAGTCAAACGCGAAAGGTGCGTTATTCCACGACACTTCAAAAGCAGCAGCACACAATGGTGCTAAGAACTCTTTCTGAAATGCCGACTTTTCAAATGTATCTACCCGATCACATAGAAGACTGACATACGCATAGGACGCAACAGCCCCGATGGTCACGGATACACCCTGGTGTGCACCCTGTGTGATGAAGTAAGAGGCGCTCAATGCTGCACCATATCCACCTGTAGACCTTTTTAGTGTGTTCTTGAGACGGACATAATCACTCGGAACCGGTTTAGCGAACGCGATCGTAGTCATTGTTGGTATATACAAAAGATGCTTTATCCAACTTAAACAGTAGAAGTCTCATACAGATATATGGATATTCGCCATTGTGATGGACGAGATCTTTTAAAAAGTTTGGACGATGGGTCAATCGATCTGATATTGACGGACCCACCATATATCATATCTCACGAGACGGGTATGAATACTCTTCACGACGCAATCGAATCTGGTAAGAACTTAACAAAGACTGAGAAAGAATGGAATATTTATGTCAAAGAGAATGAAGCTGCTAAAACAACACCAAATGCAAAGGAAAATTTCTTGAAATATGGAACTATCTATGGAACGAAATATAGTGTCAAAACAAATTACGGGGAGTGGGACGAAAAGTTTACAATGGAAACACTTGAGGAATTTGTGAAATTGTACTACACAAAGTTGAGGGATGGTGGAACGTGTATCATTTTCTTTGATCTTTGGAAGTTGTCACATCTCAAAGAGCTCATGGAAAAGTATAAGTTTAAACAGTTACGTTTTATCGAATGGATCAAGACGAATCCACAACCCATAAACTCTCGAGTGAACTATCTCACAAATTCTAGGGAGATTGCACTTCTGGGAGTGAAAAAGGGAAAACCCACATTCAATAGTGAGTATGACAAGGGTATATATGAATTTCCAATCCAAGGGGGTAAAAAGAGGTTTCATCCTACCCAAAAGAGTATCAAATTGTTTGAAGAACTCATTAAGAAGCACTCCAATGAAGGTGATGTCATTGTCGATACATTTTTGGGTGGTGGAACAACCGCAGTTGCTTGTAAGGAAAGTGGTCGAAGATTTATTGGCTCAGAACTCGATGAAAAATACTTTAAGAACTTAAGTGAAATGAATTTAGAGACTAAATGAGGAATATGAATATAAGTAACATTTTATTCGAGACTAAAGTCTTCACCCAACCATTTATTCACACGAACCGTCTCATTGAGATGAAAATGTTCGATGTGACGAATAATGGTGGTGCTTGGCGAACACATTTTGAAAAAATATTTAGAATAACGGTTGTGTACACGACCAACCGTGATCCCATTCATCGGAATACGACCGGTGAGGATGAGGAAAAGTACAACACTCACAAACTTGATAAATCCATTTTACCACGCCCAGAGCATGGACACGTTTTGGGTTTATATGTATGGGGACGTTTTCAGTCGATTTCACGAACCATTCCTGAAGAGATACGTTCTGTAATTTGTAAACCGGGGGTGAGATGTGTCATTTGTGACGAAGATCGGAGAATTGAATGTGATCATGTGAATGATGATTACACAATTGCCTTATCCGATCTCAAAATAACAGATTTTCAACCCTTATGTCAATCTTGTAACAAGAAGAAGCGTGAGGCGCATAAGAGAGGTGTTAAATATTATAAGGATATTCGAGACCCTGGGAAATCAGCAATGAAACAATTACTCAACTTACCCAGTGACTTTGAATTTACATGGATTGCACCCGAAGAACTATCCGGTGAATCTTTATTTTACAGAAACCCGAGTGTTGTGCGAAGATTACACATTGAGAAACTTAAAAATAACTTGTAATAGTAAAGTATGCCCTGCCAACGTTGTAGGAAGAAGTGTGGGGTTCCAATCGACTGTAAATATTGTGAAGGAAGTTTTTGTCCAAGTTGTATTCACCTACCAAAACACGACTGTCAAGGTGTGGATATCAAGAAGATGAAGCAACGTAAAGAACTTGAGGAAAGGACTGCATTTGATCCACCCCCGAAGTGCTTAAAGATTTGACGTGTATACTAATCAGCGTGGGGGGTGACACGCACTCATAGCTCAGTGGTAGAGCGCAAGCTTAGTAAGCTTGAGGTCAGGGGTTCGAAACCCTTTGAGTGCATTTTTAAATATGAGATCCATATTTATGTTTGAAATTTGTGTACACGGAACGAGCTAGAAAAGGGATATCTCCTAGATTTAGTCAACCACCGACTTAAGGATTTGAGTCATGATACAAGTAGATGTCCCTCGGGGTCAAGAAGCTCTGTTACGATGCTATTGTGCCTACTCGTGGCTCTGATCGTTCTGTGGGATATGATTTATATAGCTCCGAGGATGCCATGGTTCCTAGCCAGGCTGGAAGAGCAATTGTAGGAACTGGTATTACAGTGGTTCTTCCACCGGGGGTATACGGCCGTGTAGCTCCCCGATCGGGGTTAGCTGCAAAGCACTGCATCAATGTTGGTGCGGGTGTCATTGACCCAGATTATACCGGTGAAATCAAAGTTATCTTGTTCAACCATGGAGAGAAAGACTTTGAAATCAAGAAGGGTGATCGAATCGCGCAACTTATTTTAGAGCGTTGTGAGACACCTCCAATTGAGGAGATTAGTATCGTTGAGGATACGGAGAGGGGTTCGGGTGGTTTTGGATCTACCGGCAATTAGCGAACCATAAATCTTCAGCTTGAGGCATGAAAAGTATACCTTGACTCATAGTCATATACAATTTAGCCTTATCTATATTAGGGTAAGTGTGTAATATCCATCTCTCCCAATATTCAGCCCTGAAGAAATCTTCCCAATCTTCTTCTGTACTTTCTTTAATTTTCAACATCCCCCTTTGTATCTCATACTGATCTCTTTCTATTCGCAGCTCCTTAGGAATGATGGCCCCTTTCCTAAGAAGTTGTGCGCGCATAAGACGGGGATTACGATGGTCAGGGAAATATTGAACCCCGGTTTGACCAAAGTCTATAGTTCTTTTACTGGGGAGAATCACACGATACTTATGGCTCACAGTTGGACTGGGCTTAAGAACTACGTGCATAGTATTTGTAATGAGGAAAAAATAATGCTCGAATATACCTCACAAGATGGTGTCATCATACGAGTTGGACAATCTGCGAAAGAAAATGATGCGCTTACAAACTCGAGTGACCCAAAGTGTTGGTGGATGCATGCGAGTGGTTACCCAGGCGCTCACGTTGTAGTGTGTTACGACGGTGACCAACTTCCAAAAGAGGTGAAAAGGGATGCAGCTGTATTGACTATACATCATAGTAAGACACCGGTGTCAAAAATGTCATGGGTCGACATGACACGAATTGAAAATGTCACATCATTGAAGCAACATGGACTTGTTACACTTGAAGGTAATGTTACTCAACTCACTATTTTTATGAATCGTGAAATCGACAGACTAAATCAGTTGAAAAAATCTTGTACTACTATATAATGAAAGGTGTCGAATACAGACTTGTGATGGCTTTGATATTTATCATCGTTCTCGTAGTAGCGACAAACTTTAATTACATCTTTGATAAGAAAAAGATGTCCAAACCCGAACCTGAACCTGAACCCGCCCCAGGTCCCGCCCCGGGTCCCGCCCCTGAGACCCCAGAAGAGGAAGAGGAAGAGGAAGAGACCCCGGTGATACCACCCAAAGGAAAACCCAAGATGAAATCTGGAACTATGAAGTCGACAGTCACGGCAGATATTCAGGTGATTGACACACTTCCAATTGGGACCGTAAAGAAAGAGGGGTACATCGGGTACTCTGATATTTAAAAACTAAAGTAAACTTGTGTAAAGTCCAGCGATGTAGTACACATCCTTGAACCCGAGACCTTCTAATTTCTCTGCTGCAAATCTGGCCCTCTGTCCAGTGTTGCAATAGACGAGTAATCCCCGCTTGGGGAGTTCTGTAGTTGTTTTTTCATTGATCTTATCCACAGGTATGTGTAAGGCTCTGGGATAGTGACCAGCTCGCCATTCAACAGCAGTACGGACATCGATAACCTTCTTTATCTTACCATCCTTAATGAGTCGTTTGGCTTCTTCTGCGGACACGAGATTCTGACCATAATATGTGTAGGCTGTGAGGGCCGCGAGACCACCGATGAACACGAGTGGGATCATTTGGTATCTACGGGGATTTTAACTTCTACATGATCCATCTCGAAGCAGCATTGTGCATGACCATCATAGGTCCTCTGACAAGCTTTACAGTAATAAAGGATAGGGGCGTTCATGATATATATGGATAAGAAGAAAGAAGTGGAGAAAGAAGCGAATGTGTCCTCCACTCGTCTCAATCCTACTGAGATTGCTAAGCGTTCAATGGATAGCCGTTTAGCCGCTACAGAGAAGGCACTTAAGTGTGAAAAAGTGCGGTATAACCCTAAATGTGACACGAATGCATCGACTCACAAATTGGAAAATTGAAAAAAAAATAAAATCGATTCGAATTAGTTACCGAAAGCGACACCACCCATACCATTCTTCACACGGAGAATGTTATAGTTGACCGCATAGACGCGATGAAGCTGGTTACCACCTGAGGGGTTGGTGAGGGTAAGCTTAGCGTTGTCGATACGCGAGAAGTTTAGTGTACCAGTTGGCTGCATCTTGCTCATGGTCAGACAGAAAGGCCACGTGAAAGTGGGAAGATCCTCGAGAATATCATCGGGAAGATCGGTACAGTGCATTTCGGGAATCACTGTGTGGTGGTAGACACTCGATGTATCTTCGAAAAGGGGGACACCGTTGATGTAAAGGGAAGTTTTATCGAAGTTGAATTCGGTGTCCCAGTCGTCACCACCGGTAGTGTTACCTGAAACGAGGTGAAGAGACTTGACGGGGTGATTGAAGTAGCTGAGATCAATCTCGGTATCAGTGCTTGAGGCGGGTTGATACTGTGTCTGGGTAATGAGAATTTCATGCTCGGTATCCGTGAAGAACTTACGTTCATCGGTATCGAGGTACATGTAGTTACCCCAAATTTTTGGGCTACCAGTAGGTGTGTAACCGTCGCGACACTTGATACGAATCTCAACATCGTGGTACTGGAGGGCCACCAAAGGGAGACACTTGGTCCAATCTTCACCAAAGAAGAATGGAATCATGTAGTGGTCGCCACCATGATTGGTTTTCAGTACAGAAGTTGTGGCAGCCATAGACGCCTTCGCGGTAGTGTCACGCATGAGGGGGTTGTATACACCCTGAATAAAGAGTGAATCCAATTGAGAAACCTTTTGTCCACCAATCCACAGACTGAACTCGGTGGGGTTGGCGGCGGTTGAAGAGAAAAGACCATCGGGGTTGTTTTGCACATTAGAAACAAGAGTATCTTCGATCCAGATGTAGCTCATGAGATCACCCTTGGAACGGATAGGAACAGAGATTTCATTGTTCGCTCCGAAAGTGCCGATGTAGTCCATACGTTCGGGCTTCATAGCGAAGTTGGTGTAACGTTTGTAGTTCTGGCGGAAGAAGCTGACCTGGGGTTCACCCGTGATGTAAACATCCTGGGCACCCACTGACACGAGCTCAATTAAAGCGGCAGACATTTATTAGTAAATGATATTAAAAAATTGGGTGAATATATTGATATGGTAGTGTTCCAGGCTCTCACATGGGAACCTAGAGACACGGAAGATGAGCACCATGTCAGTATATTTGGGAAGACTGAGGATGGTAAATCGGTTTGTGTGACTACATCATTTAGTCCATATTTTTTCATAAAACTTACATTCGGAACGTCGCAACAAACAGTTAATGAAATCTATAATCTTCTGTGTAGGAAATGTCCTGAATGTGTCACGTCATATTCTATGGCAAAGTCCAAGGATGTTTGGGGATTTCAAAACAATGAAGAGTTCTTTTTTATGAAAATCAACTTTACGAACCTCGCAGCTCGTCGACGTGTTGATGGTTTTTTGAGAAGACCTATGGACCTTTCTTCTGGGACAAAAGTGTTGAAAGTGTATGAGTCTAACCTCGATCCAGTTCTTCGCCTGATGCATCGAACTGGTATTCAATCAACCGGGTGGATCGACACTGGTGTTAAGTGTGTACGATCACATCTTGCCAAGGTAGATATAGACCTATGGTGTAATGATTGGTCTTCCCTGAAGCATGTGGATCGAGATGATATTGCCCCATTCGTCGTGGGATCGTTTGATATAGAATGTAATAGTTCAACGGGTAAATTTCCAAATGCAGAAGTTCCTGGTGATGCTTGTTTTCAGATTGCAGTCTCACTTTGTAAATTTGGAACAGATGAACCTTATGAAAAGGTGTGTTTATGTTACAAGAAGACAGAAGGTCCTGATGTTATAAGTTTCGACACTGAGCGAGAAATGCTTGAAGCGTTTCAAAAGTATCTACACGATAAGAACATTGATATCATCACTGGGTGGAATATTTTCGGGTTCGATCTTGAGTATATTTATAAGCGAGCTCGATACTGTAGATGTAATCCAAACTTTTACAAACTTGGAAGATTAAACGATGAATCTTGTCAACTCAACCTGAAAAAATTAAGTTCAAGTGCTTTGGGTGACAACTTCCTGAAGTTACTTCCAATGTCTGGACGATTTATCTTCGATATGTTCCATGAAGTTAAGAAGGGCTACAAATTGGATTCATATAGTTTAAACAATGTTTCAAAGTTGTACCTTGATGACCAAAAGATTGACATGTCCCCAAAAGAAATGTTTGCTCGCTACAAAGAGGGTGATCCTGTGAAGTTGGGTGAAGTTGCTGAGTACTGTATCAAGGATACCCTACTTCCTCACAAACTCTTGAAAAAGTTGTGTACACTCTTGAACCTTCTGGAGATGGCTAAGGCTACTTGGGTACCATTATGTTTCTTGGTCGAACGTGGTCAGCAAATCAAAGTGTTTAGTCAACTTACGAAAAAGGCTCGTGAACTGGGATTTATGGTTCCCACGATTCGTTATGGTACGATTCCAGAAGAACCCTATGAGGGTGCGACGGTTCTCGAAGCTCAAAAAGGTGCCTATTATACACCAATCACAGCTCTAGATTTTGAAGCGCTATACCCTTCAATTATGATGGCCCACAATCTATGTTATTCAACCTATGTGATGGATGAAAGACGATATGGGAATATTGAGGGTGTTACATATGAAACATTCAATATTGCTGATCGAACCTACAAATTTGCTCAAAATGTTCAAAGTCTTTTACCAGCGATTCTTCTTGAACTCAAACAGTTTCGAAAGAAAGCAAAAAGGGATATGGCGGCTGCAACTGGTGGAATGAAAGAGGTGTATAATGGTAAGCAGTTGGCTTATAAAATCTCGATGAACTCTGTGTATGGGTTTACAGGGGCTGGTAAAGGGATTTTACCCTGTGTACCTATCGCGTCGACGACGACGTGCCGAGGTCGTGGTATGATTGAGGAGACGAAGACTTATGTCGAGAAGAACTTCCCGGGTGCGAAGGTAAGGTATGGCGACACTGATTCTGTGATGGTTGAGTTTGATGTTGGGGACCGAACGGGTGAAGAAGCTGTCAAATACAGTTGGGAAATCGGTGAACGCGCAGCGGAAGAGTGTAGTGCCCTGTTCAAAAAGCCAAACAACCTGGAACTCGAGAAAGTGTATTGGCCCTATTTCCTCTATTCAAAGAAGCGGTACGCCGGCAAGCTTTGGACAAAGGGTAAAGATGCCCAGATGCATATGGACTACATCGATATCAAGGGGCTTCAAGTTGTTCGACGAGATAATACTCCACACGTCAGGGCAGTTTGTAAAGAACTCCTCGATGTGGTTCTCAATGCCCCCGATACAGGTCCACCGATGGAACTCGCCAAAGAACGAGCGATAGAACTTCTTTCGGGTGATGTACCGAATGAAAAGTTGATACTCAGTAAGTCACTTTCCGACAGTTATAAGGTGAACGGAGAACCAGTGTCAGTGACAGGTCCTAGAATTGGTGAGATCAATCAAGCTCACGTACAAGTTGTTCATAAGATGCGTGATAGGAAACCTGGTTCTGAACCACAGTCTGGTGATCGTGTTCCATTTTTACTGACGAAGACAGGTGACCCCAAGGCTAAGGGATTTGAGAAATCTGAAGATCCCAAGTATGTGGAAGAAAACAACATTCCAGTTGATTACCATTACTACTTCGTAAACAAGTTCCTAAACCCGGT